CATGCGGGCTCCCAGACATTACCATCAAACTTCTCTCTTTCGAGCAAAGCCATAGTAGCATCTGAGGGTGTAGGATAAAAGTCATCTTGGACACGGTTGTTGCCGTGCCCAATTAGACGATGTAAAGACTTTACACTCACGCAACTTCCTTGAAATGCTGTTGCAGTTCAGGCGATAGCTTACCATATAGGTCGCCAGGAATCCCGACTCGAATAACCTTTGCTAGTTCATTCACACTGTTTGCATCAACATGTCCTTTAGGCTCGAACTCATAGATGCGAGCGGGTGAGTGTTTAAGGTTCTTATCTGTCTTCTTACTCATGAGAAAAAGTCCTCCAGGCTTGCGCTTCGTTCTGCTTTCCATCCGATTGCTTCAAGAATGATCTTCAAGGCATCGAGGAAAGCTTTCTCGAATTGTGTATTATAGTCGATATACTTGTGTAAGTCAAGCTGCTCTGGTATACCTCCTTGTGGGAATGCAATCACATTCGATTGAATGGTGTTCGGTTCTTTCAGGAAGATATACTTGATCTTCTCGCCGCCATTGATTACCGGATATTTAGCAGTAAGGTTATGCTTGCGTAGAAGATGGTTATATACAAGAGAGCCACGAACATGGATAGGGCAACCGGATGCATATACAGATTTACTATCTGCGTATTTAACGAGACCATTAACTCCCCTAGGGAAAGCAATGTCCGCCAAATCCAGAGTTTTAAATTCACTACGGAAAGTCTCAATAAAAGACTGGACAGCCGCTTCATCTGCGGAAAAGATAACATCAATTGCCTCTTTCAGTTTTTCTCTACATGCTGATGGTGTGGAACTCTTGACCATTTCAAGACCCATAACCTTCTTCTTAGGCTTAGCATACTGCACACCTTCGGAGTTATGGACATTGAGAATGTAACGCTTCTTGGCAGTCCAGATAGCCTTGTCGGCTAGGACCTCTCGCTTCATTACAATCTTTTGCTGGAATACGTTAGTATATTCACCAAGATCCTTACAAGCCTTATCAATAACCGGTTGAAGGGCAGTTTCACAGACCTTATCCATGAAGGCGATGCCTCTTGCAGCCTCAACTTCTTGCCCCAAAGTCTTGACGACAATCTGAGCAAGATTAAGATAGACTGAATCCGTATCGACTGCAATGACATAATCATCCCCTGTTTTTAGTATCTTTCGAAGATACTCGTTAAGTGCCTTTTCAATCCAGCGAATTGATAGCTGACCTGTAGTTGTGACTGCCACCGCATTGCGAAGATCATAGAACCTAAAGAACTTGGAACCCATGGCACCATAGAGTGAATTGAGCGATACCTTCTTGGAGAGTTGTAGGTTCTTGAACTTGGAAATCTTATTTTTAAGTTCTGCTTTCTTTTGGGGATCTTTTTCAACTTCGTATAGCGACTCAGCATCCAACATTTCTTTCTTATAGACCTTACGGTCATTGAACATCTTCTCAACCATTTCAGGCATGAAGCCCTGCTTATCACGGCGATAGAATTGTCCATTGGCTGTTAGACAAAGATTGTCATCCTTTAGAAGGGATAAGTCAATAGACCTAGTAAGGAGTTTATCCACAGTAATGTCGCCTGCGATAAGATTACGCATAGCAGGGGTGTAAAGACTAGGATCAACAATCGTCTCCGGCGAGATATTGGATCCCATAATGACAGAAGGATACTCACTATTGACGTCGAAACTAGCAACCCAATCATGAAATCCAATAAGAGGGTCCTTAACATAGGCGCCAACATAAGCTGCTTCCTTTTCATGTCTCTCAATAGGTGGAACAACGATGTTCTTACTCTTTAGATGATGGAAGCAAATGACATCCCACATTCTAACTTGAGCGAACACATCTTCAAAGTTACACTTGTTATCATAAGATAGAGTTAGAGCAAGTTCAACGAACTTACCCTTGTCATCGATACGATCAACAAGTTCAACGTCTTTGATGTTATAGTCAATAAACTTCTGATAATCCTCTTTGTAGAGGTTATGCAGAGAGCCATATTCTTCATACGATAGTTTACGCTCACCCAATTCGACATGGGCAATATTATCCAGTCGATAGGACTCTTGCGAATACCCACCTGATGCATACTTCTTATACAATGTGATCATGTCAAGTGTAGCAATGCCGAGAATGGACCATCCTTTACCACGACGGCCCATTCCCAAATCGAGAACCTTATCTTGCAACACGCCCCAAGGAGAAAGCCTACGAGCAACCTTATCACCTTCTAGTTTGGTAATGCGGTTGACAAGATAAGGAATATCGAACTGCTCAACGTTCCAGCCGGTGATGATATCTGGATACTCAGACTCCCACCACCCAAGGAACTTCATAATCAAATCATGCTCATCATAACATTCAAAGTATGTTACATCGTCACGGCGGTTATCATATGTGTCCAATCCAAATGTGACAAAGCGACCGTCCATCTTGACCGTGATGGCGGTTAGAGGTTCACTAGCAGTTTCAGGCTCAGGAAAGCCGTTCTCTGATCCTACTTCGATATCGATGTTTGCCACTTTGATTAGAGAGATATCCCAATCGACGGTGCCGGGATACTCGTCCGCAATGAAACAATACTGGTAGCGTTGATTACCATAAATCTTAAAGTTCTCAACACCATCATATTGCTTCACGAAGTCACGAGTATCACGGATCGATCCAGGCTTAACTGGACCGACATAATCTCCGTAGATTGTCGTGTATTTGGTTGGCTTGTCAGAAGGCACAAAAAGAGTCGGGTAGTAATCGACCTTATGTCGAACCCGACGACCGTTCTCAACACCACGGTAAAGAATTTTACCGCCCCATACTTCAACGTTTGTGTAAAATTTCATTCTGGATAGATGATCTGTGGTTCGTTGATGATTAGTCCAGAGAAGCATTCGGTATGCGATTCAATGAACTGCTTAATTGGATTAGCCATGAATAGAACAAGGTTCTTATTTAGAACGAACTCCTTGTCCTGACTCCAATGTGTGAATGGAGAAAGAGCAACACCCGGACGGTTCTTATCCTTCTCATAAGGAATGACCATGATGCGGGCAGCATCCTTAATCTTGATTTCTGTGTCGGTGACTTCCACCACCTCTGCAACAACATCTTCGCCTGTGTATAGACGGATAACTTTCAAATTCTTTGCCATTAGTCTGCAATCTCCATTAGATAGTCGTAAACACCGACTGTTACCCACTTCTCTGGAATTAGAGTAGTGCGGTTGCCATTCTCATTCACGAATGAATAAGAGTTATCAAGATCCATAATCTTGACGATTCGTTCCCACTTGCCATCAAAGGCTCGCTGCTTAAAAGAGGTTTCTAGAACCTGCATGTTCTTCTCACTGGTCACCATTTTCATTCTCCTTATTATGATTGTGTAGTGCTACCTCAACATCAACTCGTAGTTCCCAGAGGCGTCTTAGCAACTCTCTCTTGTATGCCGACTCAGGCATCACCAGAAGACCGAGGTTGATTAGATTTCTTGAGATATAGTAGCGGAAGATAAACCAATTATGTTTCATATCTTAATCCCAAAGGTTTTGATAATACTTGCCGAACAGGCGAGTCCCGTTATGAATGCGTTCATTATAGCGTTTTAGACCCTCCATGTCAACCCAATAGTCAGGATTTGTTTGCTCTAGACGATAACACTTACCGTATTCTTCGTCTTCTTCGTCAATGTGATTAAAGGTTGGTATTCCGTGATAGAACTGTTCTTCCCACTTACGATCAGGATCGGCAAGTTGCTCAAATGCCCAAATCATTTCATTGAGAACCCAGTCCCACTTGTAATGAACCCAGTTATCAGCACCCCATGGATTGTCAGGTGTGATATTGGTGTGGCGCATATGAGGCGGTACATCCTCCTCATCAACCATAGGAGAACCGTGCTTGGTATCTCTTAGTTGTTTGAGCATAGGAAGAATGATTGGTGATAGTGTGGTGTCCATGTTCCATGTATCATACTTATCAATGCGAACATAGAACTTACGCTGTCTCTTAGAATCAACCCACTGTAAGAACTTCTGAACCCATGTTTCAGAAAGCCAATCACCAAACTTTTCACGGGCATCTTCACTGAGGAATGGAATCTTATCGGCAATCTGATAAGGACCAATCCAGTTCTTATATGGGCCAATATTAACCTTCATTCTTATGTCTCTCTTTCATCTTACGAAACAGTCCGATAGGACCCTT